TGAGCCAGAGTAAGTCCTTACAGCGGCGGAACCCCCGACATCCATATACGAAAAAAGCCCAGCGCAAAGCGCTGAGCTTCAATTTTTTGCGGAGAGAGAGGGACTACAACTTTTGAAATCTCCCAATCCCATAAGGTGTCAAAGTGCCGAAAAATCAATGATTTATCGGCGTTTCATTCTTTTTGTGGCATTCCCCGATGCCATAAGATGCCACAAAAGCGGCAAAAATTCGTGTACAAAATCGTGTACATGGCAAATCGTGTACAATTACAGCTTATCAAACCGGGACATTGCTTGTTCTTTCAGTTCATCAACAATCTTCACATACGGCTTCATTGCCGAAAAATCATTGTGTCCCGTCCATTTCATTATCACTTCACTTGGGATGCCAAGTTGCAAGGCGGTGACAACAAATGTTCGCCGTCCGCAATGGGTTGTGAGCAATGCCCACTTGGGGAACACTTCTTCATGCCGGACATTGCCTTGAAAAAACACAATCCTTATCGGTTCATCAATGCCGCACACTTGCCCCAAGATTTTCAAATGTGCATTCATCTTGGTATTTGAAATCACAGGCAACGCCAAACCACCGTGCAAGGTCTTATCCTTGTATTTGTCGAGGATGGCTTGCGAATGCTTGTTCAACTCAATGCGCAACCCATCCACAGTCTTTTGTGTGACAACATCAATGAAGCCGTCCTTAACATCCGTTTTTCTCAATTTGGCAACATCCGAATATCGTAATCCGGTAAAACAGCAAAACAAAAACACATCCCGGACTTGTTCAAGTGCCTTTTGTGTCGGCAAGAATTGGTAATTTTCCAACAACTTGATTTCTTCTTGTGTCAAATAGATTATTTCCTTTGCGTTACCGTCAATGCCTTTTAATTTTGGCTTGAACGTGTCGTGAATATCACCATCATAATATCCTTTGGATGCAGCCCAACGAAAGAACCACCGCACGAATGCAAGATGTTTGGCAATGGTCGTGTTCCTGAATCCTTGCTTGTTCAGATAGGCAAGATATTCTTGCATCTTGGATTCCGTGATTTGAGGAAATGCCAAGTTCGGGTCAAAGTCTTTCAAGTGCCTTTTGATGGCGGCGAATTTTTCATGTGTGGCATCCGTCCATTGGTTTTGCGTCCCCATCGTGTCCGTGAAGATGTCGAACACAGTAAACAGATTGTTGCCGGGATTCGGAACACTTTCGTTGGTTTTGGTCTTGCGCCCGACCATATCATTGAACAAGTCTTTGATTTCCACAACGGTCGGAACACGTTTTTCAATCAATTCATATCGGGCGAAAATTTCATTGATTATCGCATTCCATTCATCAATGGTTCGGTTTGTCGCGGATGAAGCCGGAGAAGTGGAAACAATCCGTTGCCGTTTGGCATCCCAATCGGACAATTCTGTTTCATGCCTTGTTGGGAAATCAACCGGTGTTTGTCCGCGCAAAGTTACGCGCATTCGGATGGATGCTTTCGTATCCCCGGAATGCCGCTTGTGCAAAATGAATTTTGCGCCCCACTGAATTTTCATTTTCTTTTCGTTTTAAGCATTTTCCCACGCCCAAGCAACAACCATTCAGGCGATACGCCGAAATCCTTGCATATTGCCGCCAAAGCATCAATATCAATCAATTTGTATGTTGTTTCTTCAATCGGTTTTCCAAAAGCATTCTTGATGCGCGAATACTTTGTTCGATTCAAATTGTTGTCGTCACAAAAGGACTTCAAGCCGGATAATTCATTTGAAGCAATAAGGAAGTCCAAAGCCTGAAAGAATCTTCCTTGTATTTCGATTGCGCCGGGATTTATGCTTTTCTTCATTTTATAAATCTTGCTTTTATCGTTGAACTTGATGTTGGTGTGCGACCTTTTATTTTCATGGTCGCAATATAAGAACCATTCAATACATCAAAATCAAAGGTGATGTCAAGATTCCATCCGCGCGGTTCTGTAACATGTGCAACACTTGTTGCGGCATTATAGACCCATTCCCCTTGTCTTATAATTTCTTTTTTTTGGGCATCATCCACTGTGTATTGGGTGAACTTATTTGGAATGGCAAATTCATAATACATGTTATATCCTGTGCCCGATATATCAACAAAGTACCCGTCAGAACACAAGTAAGCATATTCAGACCACACACCGGATATGTCCGACAAAATGGTTCCCGGTTCTTCATTTATATCTGATTTTGAACAGGCAAAAAGCATCATTGTGATTGCTGCAATCAATATGAATTTTATATGTTTCATGGGTTCATCTTTTTATTGTATTCAACAATCATTGTATCAAATGCAGACTTGTCCACCGCAATATATTCTTCACCTTTCAATGATGCGAGTTCAAGCGCATCAAAGATGCTTTCCGGCATTACCGAATAATAAGATGGGTTGCCGTAATAGTCATTGACCTTGATTTGTATTCTTTCCATGTCCTTATTTTGTTGTTAGTCGGTCTATAATCACCAATAATTTATCAATGTGTTCTTGCGCTTTGGCAAGTGATTGTTCCTTGCTTGCAAGCAAATCCAACAGTCTTTCGGTATTGGTCTTGTTAACCGTTACATTGTTGCCGTTGATGTTGTCACCATTAATGTTGCTTTGGTCTCCACCATAATATGCCTGATTCTCCAACACATTATCAGGAATAATATATTCTTCAATATTCGTGACATTATAAACGTTGGCAATCTTATCAATCCAAGTGTCGGGCATTCTATCTTTTCCATTTTCTATTTGAGAAATGAAACTTTGCCCACATTCCATTGCACTTGCAAAATCCTGTTGGCTAATCTTTTTTTCTCGTCTAAACCGCTTCAAATCAAACATATAGCAATAGCATTTTTATTTTAATACAAAAATATCAGTAATATCCTTGCATTATCAGTATTATATTTCTTATATTTGCACTTGTAAAGTTCAACATTGCAAAGTTAAAGCAAAGCCGAACACATACAAATGACAAACTTACGTCATTTTAACGAAATATTGGAAAGACAAACCGAATTTTTACAAAAAACATGAAGTAATGAGCAAAGAACAATTTTCATTCAACAAAGGATGGTCGCAAGTTAAGAACGGCGATGTCCGAAAGTGTAGAAAGAAGTTGATGGAAGCATTGGGCATAACAACCCGAATGGCTTTCTTAAATCGATTAAGGGGCGATGTAGAGCCGAAAGTATCAGAAGCAAAAGCAATTGAATCAATCTTTGCCGAATTTGGCATTAAAAAAGTTTGGGGGGCTTAATATGGAAAAAGAAGAATTATATCCGGAAGAAGAAATGATGATTGAGCAAGAAGCATACAAATCATTTCTTGATGTTGCGGAATACGGGAAAATAGGTATTGAGCACTTCAAAAAAGTATTCGATGAACTTGCAAAACGATTAGAAAATTATGAACAAGAATAGTGGCGTTATAGGAGTAAGAAAACGCTTTTTTTCAAGAAAAGAAGCCGCTGAATACTTGGGCGTTTCTTCAAGTATGATGAACCGCCTTTGCTTTAACCGCAAGGTGAAATATTACCGTCCAAACGGCAAAGACACCTATTTTGCCATTGAAGATTTGGATGCCTATATAATGAGCGGTGAAGTGATAGAAGTGTGTGAAAACCCAGTACATGGTGAAAGGTTTAATCGAGGAAAGAAACATGAATGAATTTGCAGAATTAACCAAACGCGAATCTGAAATTGCGGAGTTATTCGCATGGGGCGCAAGCAAGAAAGACATTGCAAACCGCTTGTACATTTCGGAAAGAACGGTTGAAAATCATGCCAGGAACATCTATGACAAGACAGGATGCACAAAGGTAAATGAGTTGTCCGCGTGGTGGTTTTGCACGACATTTCACATTTCGTTTGACATTTCACCGCTGAAACAAAAGGTGATAGCAATGTTCCTTTTTGCGTTGCTTGTTCCGCAACTATGGACGAATGAGAATATAATAATGGCGCGTAACGCCCGGACAACAACGACAAGAACTTGTCGTGTTCGAGGTCGCCGGGAAAACGATGTTGATTATTCACAACTTGAATTTTAACAATCAAAATTTCGCAACAATGAAAGAGAGTATCAAACAATCAATTAGAGAAGTCACGGTCGTAATATTGGGTGCAATCTCGTTACTCCTAATGTGTAGTGAACCGGCGAATGAAGAAACGTGGTTTGAAGCATTCTTCATTTCAAAGGGCATCGCATTCCTTTTGGGGCATATTTCTTATCGGCTTTTCACTTATTGGAAATCCAAGGGGTTGTTTCCTGGCATGGACGATGAAGAAAAACTATAAGCATGATAAACATTGACCCACATACAAGAATTATTGACCTAACGGTTGGGCAACTGATGGAATTGTTGGAAAGCGCACAGGGCGCACCGCAAGCCGTTCAGGAAGTCAAGGAGCATCGCAAGGTTTATGGCATTGCCGGGATTGCACAGATATTCAATTGCAGCATGACAACGGCAAACCGAATCAAACGAAGCGGGCGCATTGACCGGGCGATTACCCAACACGGGCGTATAATTGTGGTTGATGTTGAATTGGCTTTGGAACTATTTAATAACAAATAAATATAGCAACAATGAAGAAAGTAACATTAAAGTCCTTGACCTTTGTAAATTTCAAGGGTGAAAAGGAACGGACAACGAATTTCAATGCCGATGTTACAACCATTTCCGGCGGCAATGGTCTTGGCAAGTCAAGACATTTTGATGCCTTTATTTGGTTGCTTTTCGGCAAAGATACCCTTGACCGCAAGGATTACGAAGTAAGAACACGCATTGACGGAAAAGTGCTTCACGAAGTGGAATGCAGTGTGTCGGGCGTTATTGTCGTTGATGATGAAGAAATCACCTTGAAACGTGCGTTTGTCGAAGATTGGGTGAAGCCACGCGGACAAGTCGAAAGAGTGTTCAAGGGCAACCACACCGAATGTTGGTGGAATGAAACCCCGGTCAAGGTGGGTGAATACACCAAGAGGATTGAAGAAATCATTGATTCATCCGTGTTCAAGATGATAACCAACCCGACGTTCTTTGTGAACATGGATTGGAAGTTGCAGCGCGAACAATTGTTTCAACTTGCCGGAACAATCACGGATGCCGAAATTGCTTCACAGAAGCCCGAATTTGCCCTTTTGCTTGACAAGATAAGCGGCAAGTCACTTGCGGACTTCAAAACCGAAATGGCGGCTAAAAAGAAGCGTTTGAAAGGGGAACTTGACCAAATCCAACCGCGCATTGACCAAACCCACAAGATGATGCCGGAAAACGAAGATTTCCATGCAATAGAAATCGAAATTGAACGTGCAGACCATGAGATTGCCGACATTGACAAAGCCCTTTCCGATGTCACCGCCGCAATCCGCAAGCAGTATGACAATGAACAGGCAAAGCAAAACAAAGTGAATGCCTTGAAGTCCGAATGCCAACAAATCATTTTCACGGCAAAGTCGAATGCGCAGAATGCCGCCTTTGAAGCCAACGCCAAACACCGCGAGTTGGAAAGCGAAATCAAGGAGAAGAAACATGAACTTGAACTTGCCAACAAGTATATATCCGGCAAGGAAGATGAAATTGCACGCATTAACCGTGATATTGAGAAGCTGAAAGCCGAACAGGACGAAAAGCGCAACGAATGGCACAAGGAGAATGGCAAGCAGTATGACGGCGGCACGATATGCCCGCATTGCGGACAGAATTTGCCGGAAGCCATGGTTTCACAAGCCCGTGAAGTGTTCAACCGTGCGAAAGCCGACAAGTGCAACGAGATAACCGAACAGGGCAAACGCCTTGGTCAGAGAATCAAGGAGAATGAAGCGAGGATTGAGGAAATCAAGAATGAAATCCTTGCAAAGCAAAGTGAAGCATTCCCGACCGTGATTGAAACATTGGAAGCATCCCTTGCGGAAATCCCGATTGTTGATGCCGCCGCCGTTGTCCCTGAAAACATCCCCGAATGGGTTGCCAAGCAAAAGGAAATCGCCGAAATTGAAGCCACCATTTCAACCGACAATTCCGGCATTGATACAACGGACTTGAAGAATCAAAAAGCCGAATGGAATGCCAAACGTGACGGTCTGAAAGCACGCCTTGCAAACCGTGACACCATCGCACGTTGCGAAAAGGAAATGGCACAGCTTGAAGAAAACGGCAAGAAGTTGGCGCAACAAATCGCCGATGTGGAGCGCGAGGAATACACCATTGAGCAATTCACCAAGACCAAGATTGACGAATGCGAAAAGCGCATCAATGCCATGTTCAAGTTCGTTTCATTCAGACTGTATGATTACACCGTTGATGGCAATGCCGTTGAAACGTGCATCCCACTTGTCAATGGCGTTCCGTATGGCAGCGCAAACACCGCCGGACAGGTCAATGCCGGGTTGGATATAATCAACACCCTTTGCCGACATTACGGCATTTGCGCCCCGATATTCTTTGACGGTCGCGAAAGTGTCAATGAGATTATCCCAACAGAAAGTCAGATTATAAACCTTGTTGTCACCAAGGACAACAAATTAACAATTCAATAAAATTTCGTAACAATGGAAGAAAACAAGAAAAGCGCATTTCTTTCCAAGGTGGAAGAATTTGCAAAGGAAATGCAAGAAACGGTAAGTGCCAAGGATGCCAAAAGAAGCATCATTATTCTTGCAACTGAATCGGTCGAGAACGAGGATGCAATGAAGCAGATTATCGGCGTTGTCGGAAACGGTCAGGAACTTACACGTTCAATCGCCAAGTTCGCCAACCAAGAAGATACAAGACCGCTTTTGAAAAGAGGGCTTGAACTTTCGATGATTGAAGCAATGGCGGACAAAATCATGGGGGGGGGGATTTAACAACCATAAATCTAACAATTAAATAATATCGCAATGGCTAATGAATTACAGCCGAAAGGCAACAACGCGGTGGTTGTAGCACAACCCACGCAAGTAGGGTTCAACTTCTTTGACCCGGTACAATTTGACACCATGCAACGTGTGTGCAAGTTGTTCGCTTCATCCGAACTTGTGCCGGATATGTACAAGGCAAGTGACAAAAACCCGATGGACAAGGCAATGGCAAATTGCATGATTGCAATTGAGATTGCGCAACGCATCGGCGCAAGTCCTTTGATGGTGATGCAAAACATGGTTCCCATCTATGGCAAGCCGTCTTGGTCAAGTAAGTTCCTTGTCGCAACCGTGAACACGTGCGGTCGCTTCAACCCTTTGCAGTACCGATTCACCGAAAAAGGTATGTTGGGCATGGTGGATTACACGGATTATGTTTGGGACAACGCAACACGTTCAAAACGTGCCGTGTTAAAGCAATTTGACGGAAAGAAGATAATGGACATTGAATGTGTCGCATACACAACCGCCAAAGGTTCGGACAAGGTTTTGGAAAGTTCGCCCGTTTCCGTCCGCCTTGCCATTCAAGAGGGATGGTACACCAAGAACGGTTCAAAATGGCAGACCATGACACGCCAAATGTTGATGTATCGTGCCGCATCATTTTGGACAAGTGCCTATGCCCCGGAACTTTCAATGGGAATGAAAACCGTTGAAGAATACCAAGACATTCAAGATGTGGATTATCAAGGAATCATAACCCCGGAAGAAGAACGCAAGCAAAACGCCAATGCCGTACAAATCGGTATGGACTTGGCAAACGGCAAGGATGCAACGGCAAAAACGGTCGTTGATACCACAACCGGGGAAATCAAGAATGACAGTCCGGCAGAAGAAGCCCCGAAAGCGGAACAACCGCAAAATTCACCCGGTTTCTAACACTCTAAATCCGAAAGGTTATGCAGCTTAAAATTTTGGGTTCATCCTCAAAAGGAAATTGTTACTTGCTTGACAACGGCAAGGAAGCCTTGGCAATAGAATGTGGCATTTCGTTCAAGGAAGTGCAAAAGGCGGTCAATTTTGATGTTTCGCGCATCAAAGGTGCAATTGTATCACATGAACACGGCGACCACGCCAAACACGTTGAAAACTTCATCCAAGCGCACATTCCCGTGTATATGTCCACCGGGACATTGCACGCAATGAAGTTCAAAAACCCCTATTCGTTGCCGTTTAATATGGAAGCCGAAAGCACTATTGGCATAGGCAATTTCATGGTTCAGGCTTTCAACACCCAACACGATGCCGCCGAACCTTTCGGGTTCTTGATTTATCACCCCGAATGTGGGATGGTCTTGTTCGCGACTGATACATATTACTTGCACTATACGTTTGCCGGACTAAACAACATCTTGATTGAATGCAATTTCCGTCAAGACATATTGGATGCCAATGTGGAATCCGGCAAGTTGCCAAGTGTATTGAGGGCGCGAACCATGAAATCACACATGGAATATGAAACGTGCAAGGAAACCTTGCTTGCAAATGATTTGTCCGGCGTGAACAACATTGTGTTGATACACCTTTCCGATGGCAATTCAAATGCAAGTGAGTTCCGGCAAGGAATCATGGAAGCCACGGGTAAGACCATCCACATTGCGGAAAGCGGAATGACAATAAATTTCGACAAATCACCATTTTAATTCAAAAAACAATGAAAAAGTATTTAGTAACAAACAAGAAAACGCAAGAAATTTGCGGCAAGTTCGATTCAAAGAACGAAGCGACTGAACAGACGATGGACTTTATCGAAGAACACAACGAAGATTTGGGTTCGGACGATGAAGATTACTTGACCCCGTTTGATTTCATCCTTGAAGAAGTTGAAATCAAAGATGTAAATGAAGCAATCACCAACTTTGAGGAAGCCCGGAAGCATCTTGGCGGCAAGCCGAATGCGGACTTCACCGTGTCGAAAAAGATTCTTTCCGGCAATAGTGTGAGCCTTGAAGATGTTTCCCGTTTGGTGAACGACATTAACCCCAAGCACGTGAAAGCCCTTGTCGCCTTGAACAAGTTGTTCACCATCGCACAGGCATGGAACAAGGAAGATGACTTCACGCCGGATTTCTCAAACAAGAATCAAGTAAAGTGGTTTCCTTGGTTTGTCTATAACACAGACCGTGCGGGGTTCGTGTACGCGACTACGTTTTATTCGGCGGCGTCTACGTATGCGTATTTCGGTTCTCGGCTTTGCTTCAAAACCGCAAATCGCGCCCGTCAATTCGGGGAACAATTCATTGATTTGTGGAATGACTTTTTGTTGTTCAGATAATCAAGTGTTTCACTATAAAACAAAACAATCATGGGAAAGTCACTTGGAAAAGAGTACACGAACAAGATTGAACGTGTCGCATTCCTGAAAGACAATTGCGATGCTTGCGAAAACAAGGGTTACATGAAGCCGTACACCCCGGAAGAACTGCAAGGACACAAAGAAAATCTTGCCAACGTGTCAATTGAGATTGCCGAAATCGAAGCGGAAATGAAACAGGTGCAAGCTGAATACAAGGGTCGCTTGAAGCCGCTTAAAGAATCACGAGCCAACATGGTTTCCAACATCAAGGCAAAATCGGAGTATGTAACCGAAACGTGTTACAGGTTCACCGACAGAGAAGCCCGAATGACGGAATACTACAATGACGAGGGCGACATGATAGAGTGCCGCCCGGCAACCGCCGATGAGCT